TTGATCATCCACTGTGATGCACCCTGTCCAATGGCTATGTCGTGTGCGTAGAGTGCAGCACGTTCTGATGCCTCTGCCTCAATCGCTTGGCCCTCTACTTTGATTTCCTCCACCCGCTGCTGCGCTTCAAACCCGGCTTTGCGTAAATCCAACTCACGCTCAATCTGCAACTGGGCCATCGCCATCTCATGCTTCTTGTCGGCCCTGTCTTGGAAAAAGCCAAGCAGCTTGGGCAGACCCCCGGCAAGGAAGCTGATAAGGGTAGAGAGTAGGGTAAGCATAATTAGCCTTTAAGGTCAAAACTCAAATTGGCATGGCGAGGGTACTGCACCACTCGCTCACCCTCGGGGCATTTGTACTTGATCGTTGCCAGCAATGTAGCTGTGCCGGGCGCAATCTTTTCTTTTTTCACCATCGTAAGCTGGTATGTAAACGTGTCAATCGTTGGCCCTGCTGGGCCGCTGAACTTGCTTGCGGTGGTGGTCGCCTCATGCACCATGCCAGCGGCATCCCTAATGCTTGGGGTAAAACTCTCTACTGAGCAGTCATCACGCTTTTTGATCCGAGCTACTGTCACATTGATAGGCTGCCCTGCCGCTGCTGTAATCTTAAAATGCTCTGGTGACCACTCAAGGATGGCCCGATCAAACCAACCAACCTTGTCTGCAAGCGTGTACCCGCCGCCAATAGCTGCAATGCTGGCTGCGACTGCTCCAATGGCTTTGGTTACGTCAATCATTTCTTGTTCCACATCTCAAATAGAGATTTAATCTTTTCTTCCAAAACAGCTACCCGTAAATCTAACTTTGCCAAAACAATAATCAGCGTGATGATTGCCAGCAGGATGGGCCATGCCTTTGCCAAGATTTCAAAGAAATCCATTACCGCAACGTCATTGACGCCCACACTACGCCGCCCATAGCCATTATCATTACGCCTGCCACTCGCATCAACACGCTTTCAATGCGTTTTAACCGAGCATTAATTTGTGCGTAACGCTCTGCACAAACTGCTTCGTGGCTGTTAAGCCTGGCTTCGGTTTCTGTCATGATTCCACCCATGCAATTGTTGATTCATCCCAGCGGTACATTTTGCCGTCAGTGGGGTATGCAACAGGTGCTATCCATTGGCAAGATTCTTCATCTAATAGCCAACTAGCAAATGGTTTTGGCGCTATAAAGGCATCTCGGGTTGCATCATATGTGTACCCTACGCCTGCGTAATTTTTACGGAATGTAGCGTTGTAGCTCGTTTGTTTCCAATTTGTGTAGCCGCCACTCCAATCGGTTAAAAACGCAATGCCTTTCGCTTCGCTTTCAACGCCGTTGTCTAACAGTTCGTTGTTGTGTACACAATGCACTTCCAGCACTGTGTTTATATTATCAAGTTTTGCAAAATGTGCCATGATATTTTTAAAAAGTAATTGTGCCGTTGCCTGTCCACTTGTAGACTCTGTAACCACCGGCTACTGTAATTGTTGGTGAACCGGTTGTTGCTGTTGCTGCTGCATAAATGTCTGCATAGCGAATAATTACAATGCCACTACCACCTGCTCCACCATTTACGGTGCCACTGTCGCCGCCACCGCCGCCGCCGCCGCCAGTATTTGCAGTTCCAGCAGTTCCCGGCCCAGCGCTATATGCACCACCATCCCCGCCGCCGCCGGTGCCTCCAGCACCTAAACCGGCACCACCACCACCACCAGCATAGTATATTGATGTACCGGAAATAGCAGATGCTAGTCCAACACCTCCGGCTCCTCCTACTGATGTAGAGTTTGACGCAACACTAGAGCCAACAGCACCGGCACCACCACCACCACCACCTGCATTTGCACCTTGCCCCCCATTATTGCCTTGCCCAGCAGTTCCTGTACCAAAGCCGGTAAATGTTCTTGGGCTTCCAGGTGCACCAGAGCCGCCTCCGCCTCCACCAGACCCACCGTTTTGACCAGCGCTGGCGCCATAACCACCGCGTCCACCCCCTGCTGAGGTAATGGTTACGGGCACGGCGGCAACCACAGAGGAGCCACCGTTAGTTGAATTTCCACCTGCCGTAGTACCAGCATTACCACCAGCACCAACCGTAACTGTAATTTGATTATTTGCAGCAACTGCAAAGCCAGATGCGGTTGAATAACCACCAGCACCACCGCCGCCGCCACGATTTGTGTCGCCACCTCCACCACCAGCCACTATCAGGTATTCAACTGTGGGCGTTACGCCACCGCCAAATGATCTTAAATTTTTATAAACCGCTTGAAGTGCGCCGCTCATGTTAATCCACTCCCGCTAATTAACCAAGTTGTGCTAGTCATCTTAATTGCGGTTGCTGAGCCGTATTGAGCCAAACTGCGTGATCCTGTGGTGCCTGTTGAACTTAGATACATGGTATCTGTGGTAATCGCAATAGTTACCACTTGGCTTGTCATATTGATAAAAGTAATTGCTGTGCCTAGTGGGTAGGCAACTGATGCGTTTGCAGGAATGGTAAATGTCCTTGCATTTGCGTCTGTTGAAGGGTGGAAGATTACTTTACCTGAGTCTGCCAGAACTGTTGTGTATGCTGCGCTGTTGCTGTTGATCGGAATGTTTCTAAAGCCTACTTCATCCGTTCCGTCAACAGTGCAAAAACTCAATGTTCCGCTGGCTGGCGTACCCAGCGCAGGCGTTGTTAATGTTGGGCTTGTTAGGGTTTTGTTAGTTAGCGTCTCTGTGCCTGTTGGAGTTACATAATCTGTTCCCGCTACTGCCGCCGATATTGCCGTTGCATTGCCTTTTAAAACACCTGTGATAGATGTAGTAAGCGTAATAGCTGGTGTGGTAGTTGCGGTTGCTACTGTTCCTGCAAAGCCATTAGCAGATACAACACTTGCGCTTGTAACTGTACCGCCAGCAGTTGGCGTTGCCCACGTTGGAGCAGATGCGCCTGCCGAGGTTAATACTTGGCCTGCTGTTCCTGCTGCTGTAAACGCTAATTCAGTCGCATTGCCGTAGCCAACCCCGCCAGCCGTGGGCGTGTTGTTGCCGTTAATAATCACTGCCATTTTATTGCTCCAAAAATTAAAGTACTACCCAGCGCTGATTTGGCTGCACTGTTACCGATACGCCAGTGTTTACAGTCATATAGCCCACGCTCATGCCGTTGCTGCCAACCGTAATGGTTCTATTTGCCGAGATTGTGTTTTCATTTTCCACAATTGGCGTTGCGCCGCCGCCAGACACTGTGGCCCAAACACCATCACCACGCCAAAATGTGCTTGAACTTGCAGATGTTCCAGAATTAAGATTAGTTACCGGAAGATTGCCTGTCACGCCTGTAGTTAATGGCAAACCCGTAGCATTGGTAAGCGTGCCAGATGTTGGCGTGCCAAGAATAGGCGTAATTAAAGTCGGTGACGTTGATAAAACATTATCGCCAGTGCCCGTGCTTGTCGTCACTCCCGTGCCGCCGTTTACTACGGGCAATGCAGTGCCAGAGTAAGTTATTGCCAGCGTGCCAGAGGTTGTAATTGGTGAGCCAGAAATGCTAAAAACACTTGGAACTGTTGCTGCAACGCTAGTGACTGTTCCTGATCCGCTTGCAGTTGAATTTACAGTTTGATTAGGCCAAGTGCCTGTAACGGTTACGTTTGTCCCCGCAACAATACTTGGAGTTGTTGTTCCCGTACCTCCATTTGCAACCGCTAATGTTCCTGCTAAAGTAACTGTCCCAGACGTAGTAATTGGCCCACCCGATGTAGTTAAGCCTGTTGTGCCGCCAGAAACATCTACGCTGGTAACTGTGCCAGAACTACTAGCAGTGGAATTAATTGTTTGATTGGGCCACGTGCCTGATACCGTCACATTAGTGCCAGCCACAATGCTAGGAGTCGTTGTACCTGTGCCGCCGTTTGCTACCGGCAAAGTACCTGTCACCCCAGTGCTTAACGGCAACCCGGTTGCGCTGGTTAGCACCGCTACTGAAGGAGTACCAAGGTTAGGAGTTGTCAGCGTTGGGCTGGCCTGCATGACAAATGTGGAACCTGTCCCAGTTTGTGCAGCTACTGCTGTTGCATTGCCTGTTGAGGTTATTGGGCCAGTAAGATTTGCATTAGTCGTAACCGTGGCAGCATTGCCAGAAATGTTAATGCCAGCCGTTCCTGCTGCAATATTAGCTGCTGTTAGGTTGGTTAAATTTGCGCCGCTAATAGCTGGAATAGCTACCAAAGTTGTTGCATTGCCAATTGAGGTTACATCCCCTGTTAAATTTGCGTTGGTTACTACTGTTGCAATTTGACTTCCATTTCCAGGGCCAGCAATTACCCCGCCAGTTAGCTGTGTAATTCCTGTGTCTACATCGGGCGGCGTAGCCCAAATACCATCACCACGCCAAAATGTGCTTGCAGTTGCAGATGTTCCTGAGTTGAGATTAGTTACCGGCAAATTTCCTGTCACGCCTGTAGATAACGGCAACCCCGTGGCGTTGGTTAGCGTGCCACTAGCCGGTGTGCCAAGTGCGCCGCCAGGGGCTAGATAGTCTGTGCCTGCGGTTGCTGCGCTGATTGCTGTGCCGTTGCCTTTTAGCACGCCTGTCACGCTGGTTGACAAAGTGATTGCAGGCGTTGATGTTGCAGTAGCAACAGTGCCAGCTAATCCATTTGCCGACACTACCGAAACAGATGTGACTGTGCCGCCTCCAGCAGAGCCACTTGCAGCCGCTGTAAGCCGTCCTTGGGCATCAACAGTAATGTTAGCTGCGGTATAGCTTCCTGCGGTAACAGCAGTGTTTGCAAGGGCTACAGTGCCGGTTGTGGTAATTGGCCCACCTGTCAAACCAGTGCCGGTTGCCACACTAGTGACTGTGCCGCTGCCGCTTGCTGTTGAGTTAATGGTTTGATTGGGCCAAGCACCGCTTACTGTCACGTTTGTACCTGCGACGATTGCAGGCGTTGCGGTGCCAGAGCCGCCGTTTGCTACCGGCAATATGCCAGTGACTGCTGTCGTTAAAGGCAGGCCGGTTGCGTTTGTTAATACCCCAGATGCCGGTGTGCCAAGTGCCGGGGTTATCAAAGTCGGTGATGTATTAAGGACAACTGAGCCTGTGCCGGTACTGGTAGCCACGCCTGTGCCGCCTTGCGCTACCGCAATTTGTCCCGAGATCATTGCTGTTGTGACAACACCAGTAGAGCCTGTGCCAACAATATTTCCAGACGTTGCAGGCAAATTAAGCGTTACGGTTGTTGCGGTAGAGGGGCCGACTAAATCGGCAACGCCCCCGAGCGCAGATTCAAATGTAATTTTTCCCATGATTTTTTACGGGCCAATAATTAGTTGAGAAACCGTTAACGCACCTGTAGACGGGTTGTATTTTAATTTTGTAGAGGATGCGTAGCCGGTTGTCAAATTACCACTTGTCGCATCAGCAAATAATGGATAACGCACTGCATTAGTTGTGGTGTCGTTTGAGATTGTGGCGTATTGCGTGCTAGTAAATCCTGACGGGTTGGTTGCTGCGTAAGCGCCAAGCGCAGTAAGAGCCGTTGCCGCTGATGTTGCTCCTGTACCACCATTTGCGATTGGCAAAGCCGTGCCCGAATAGCTAATTGCAATCGTTCCTGACGTGGTGATTGGCGAGCCAGCAACCGATAAAAAAGATGGTACTGTAGCGGCAACACTTGTAACTGTCCCGCCGCCGCCACCGCTTGATGCTGCTGTGATTCGGCCTTGGGCATCTACCGTCAAATTTGTTGATGTGTAGGTGCCAGCAGTAACTGCTGTGTTTGCCAAAGCAACCGTGCCCGATGTGGTTATCGGGCCTCCTGTCAAACCTGTGCCCGTGGCGACAGATGTAACAGTGCCCAAGCCGCCAGCCGTTACCCAATTTGTGTCGTAATCTACTGAACTTAATTTGGCAAGCACCTGGCCCACCGTACCACCAACAACAACGCCTGCGCCTGTGGCTCCCGTGGCACCCGTGGCACCCGTGGCTCCAGTGGCCCCTGTTGCTCCAGTAGCGCCTGCTGCACCTGTTGGGCCAGCCACGCCTCTGTCAACCGTAACAATTTGAGTCGTTGGCGGTGTGACAACTACGTTGATGTTGTTGCCATCGGCAACGCTAACTGCGATATTAGCCATCAGTTTGTCACTCCATCTGAGCGTACCAAGAACAGCAAGAAAATTATGCTGTCATCAGCAGGCGTTGTACCAGATGCGGGAAAAGCTATTTTTAGTCTGCCGCTGAATCCCACGCAGTTTGCTGCATTTATGTCTAGCTGGGTGTCATTGGATGCCACGCTCCAAGTTGACTCGTCAATTAGCAAAGTAAACGTGCCAGAGGCATTGACACGGTTAGATATCGTTAAAGCAATTGGGCTAGGCGTGGTAACCGTGTAATCGGCAATATCAAACGTCAGCCCATTGCGAGTGTCAATGATGTTTGTGACTGATCGGCGCAAAATTGACGCATCAATTGTGGCCCCTGTCAAATTAACAGCAGTGCCAGCCGTATCGGTAAGCGCAAGATTCCAGTACGTTTGCTGGTTGTAAACCAACTCGCCAGCAATAATGCTGTTGCTAAAGCCGCTGACTTGCGCCAGGGTATTCTTGTGAAAGATGGCCAAGACTGATTCCCCTTCCTCGGGTAGTGACGCTCCCTGCTAACTCGCAGGGCTACGATTCTTGTACTGTAATTCTACCCGCAAAGATAGATGCAAGCAACTTGTTTAACTTCAGTTGACGAAATAAAAGTCACATTTTCTCGTGATTTTGCCACTGTTATGCTTCTAACAATGTCGTCCGGTTGTTTCATACCTTTGCCAGGCATTGAACTTGTTACGATCATATCGCCAATTTGCAAGTTGCCACCTTCTCCGCATACGTTAATTTGTCCTTCTCCCAAGGCATTCATCGTAATAACTTTGTGCGTAAGTGCAAGGGATGCTACTTCTGGTTTTGGATTAACGGTTACTATTTCACGTTCGGTTTCTATGCCCATCTCCATGACTGTCTCAATAGTAATTGTTGGATCATCTTTTAAAGCAGCAGGTAAAAATTCAACATCAAGCAGCCGTGAACTTCCCACCAACATTCCCACAACGCCTTTTTGATTTGGGCTGCTGCTAGTTTCCACAAAACATATTGTGTTGCTAAAATTTTTGCGTGCTGCAACTCCGCAATCTATAACAATGTCGCCTTCAGTTATTGTTGCATCTATAGGTATGAGCGCATCGTGCGCCCCCGTAAATGGCCCATAGTTAACGCCTGCCCCGTCTGCATAAAAATCGTAATTTATTGTGGTGCCTACAATGCCGCTTGTATTTAAATTTCCTGTAGCGCCACCAAAGCATTGCCCCAAGACTGCGTGACTAGCACCCCCATATGATGCATTACCTCGTCCATAAATGCCAACGTTATTGCAAAGGGCATTCATAAATATGCCAGTATAAGCCGCATTGGAATTTGAACTATACATATATCCCGAGCGAATATTTCCACTAAATATATCGCCGATCAGCATACTGCCGTAAGTGTGGATAGCCCAATCATTGACAGTAATTCCAGTGATGTTTAATGCAATTGGAACAGCACCCGAACTTTGTCCTAGTCTTATCACAAAACCATTTGTCGATGTCATTGTATAGGTGTTGGAACTTATTGAACCTGCTGTAATTGTTCCAAGATCGGCGCTAATTGCTGATAGATTGCCAACTTTTAAATTAGACAGGTATGGCGTGTTCCAAATTGTTTGATTAGCAACTGGATAGTAAATGCCATCGCTTTGAAACATTGCCTGCGATGCGCCAGGGGTTTGCACGGCATAAGAAAATGCGGTTGCAGACGTAGGCGAAAAGCTGGTTGTGTTTGGCAAACCCGTCCCAGCAATCGTTACTGCCGAGCCGGTGACTGTTGGATTGCCAGCGTATATAGAGTAGCAGATCACTGCGCTGTTGCCAGTATTTCCTGTAGCGCCTGTGGCACCTGTTGCGCCTGTGCTTCCTGTAGCGCCGTTCTGAGCGATTGCCTGCACGCTAAAGCCGCTGGCCCATGACACAGTTGTCGTTGTCGTCCCGGCAGATGCTGAAATGCTGGTGCTGGCTTGCCAAAGGTAAGTGCTTGCCGTGCCCGGGTTAGCAGGTATTGTTACCGTCCAGCCGTTGCCGCCTGTGTACGATGCGTTAGATGCGGTTGCCCATGTCCACGTTGAGTTACCGCTAGGATTGCCTGGCGTGCTGTTTGCCCACTGGTATAGATACACGATTGCCGTTTGCGTGCCTACAGTACCCGTAGGTGCCCACACTAGCCCAGAACTTGTGCCGCTAATTTGCGATTGCGAAATATCGTTTGCAGCAATAAACCCAAAATAATATGTTCCTGCTGGCAGTATCAAATTTAAAAATGTAAATGTCGTGCTTGGCGTCAATGGTGTTGATGCTGACGAAACAAAAGTATCCAGCAAAGTCCACTGGCTTGCGGTTGGTGATGCAAATGTGGAATAAAACAATGTCAGTCTTGTTGTGCGTCCTATGCTTGGCGTTGTAATTTGGATATCAAATGACGGCACATTGTTTGTTGGGCGTGATGCGCTTACTACTGGTGCGCTAAGTGCCGAAAAGAAACTTGCAGACGACAGATTGCTATTAGGTGCTGGGCTGTATTGAGTGATTGCAACATCGTCATAAACGGCAGCGTTGTATTCTGACAATTCTAAACTTGCGCCAAGATTGCCGTCTGGCAACGATATCTCGCTGACTTTCATTGCCCGAAATAACTTAGCACTCCAGCCGTAGCTAGTGTTTGTAATTGACACCACATCGCCAGCATCTAGTTGTATAGCCGGATATGCTGCGTTGATGGTAACAATTAAATCTTCTCTGGCCTGCTCAAGCACTCGGTTTGCCAGATAACTAACTTGCACAGACTCGTTTATCAAGTCAAAATTGCAAGAAAATTTATTGATCGGCTCGTTGGCATATAGCAAATTAGCAGGGGTTTCTAAATAAACCAAATCCCGTTGATCTCGGTTTACTTTGTTAGGGAATTGCGCTTCAATTTGATTGATTGAATTTGTAATGTCTGTCAGACTGACTTTAATTTCACCAATAATGTTTGTGTCATCAAAAGCGTAGGATGTGCTTTCTGCTTTATTGATGACAATTGACCATTTACCAAAAGTTGCGTTGTAGGCATTCCAAGAATCGCAGGCCAGCATAATGCGATCGATGTTAGCTAAGACATTTTGCCCCGTGTCTAGGACGCCGTTGATGCGATACCTAGCCTGGGTTGCAGGGTTGCCACTGCTATTAGTAAAAGTAATTGTTTGATCTGAGTAGGTGTTAAGTGCCGTGGCTGATGCGCTGTCAATCAAACCTGCCGCCATGCCGCCGCCGTATACATCATTGCCTAAATAATCTGCCCAAACATCGCCAGGTTTTGCAACGCCAGTGCCATTTAGATTTTGCGTGACGTTAAAGGTAATTGGCTGTAGATTTGTTGTGCCAGCATCTTGGCTGTAAATAAGTTTAACAATTGCAAAGGCCAGCCCGTTCATTTGCCGGGTTCCTGTCCAGCGTTCAGCAGATGCAATGTCAGAGCCGCCCATGTAAGTGCTTGGCGCTGTGCCAGTGACGTTTGTGATTACCCCTGCATTGGTAGAAGTGTACAAATTGATAAAAAGAAAACCATTGATTTTTGTATCAACATTGCCAGCACCGTCTGTTAAGCTGACAACTTTGGTTAAATCGCTGCCATCAAAAGCAACCAAACGATCGCCGTAATAAAACTGTGTGCGATCAAAACTAAATTGCCCATTGGGGCTAATGCTGCTGATTGCCAGCACGTAGTACATTGTTTTCTGATCTGTGGTTAAAACAGCATCGACAAATGTGCCGCCCATAAAGGCGCTGCCATAAACAATTGGAATTGAGTTGGTGGTATTGGGTGCTACCTGCTGTCTAACGCCCTGATCTACGGGTTGGTTTGCTGATGGATCATTTGGCGCAAACACCCGACTGACAACATAGCTGACGGCAAAATTAACAGCAAAAGTAGCGGCTGCTGTTGCAAATGCTGCGCTTGCCCCGGCTGCTGTTAATAAACTTGCTCCATACGCAATAATTGTTGCAACCATTACTGCACCCGAAAGAATGTGGCTTGCATTGGAGCATAACCTCGTTTGGTGTAATCAATCCATGAGTTGTTAGCCATCACAGCGGTGACTGCTACATCAATGCGCCCGTCATCAATTAAGTCTGTTGCCAGCCGATCAAATTCTTTCCAAAGCCTGCCGCCCACGGTTCCGTTTCTATGTTCTGGCTTTACCCACCAGGCCAGTTCGTGCAGTTCGTAAACTTCTGGGCACCAGACATTGGTGGTAATAAGTGCCGCAATAAATCCTCGGCACTCGTTGTCAATTAACACAAAGCCACGCCCAGCCATCATTTGCGTCATCAAGTTTGCAACGTGCGCCTCGTCATGCGCTGCCGCCTCTTGCAATGCAGGCACAGGCGTCTGAGTGCTGTAGTCCCGCATCATTTGCAGCAATGCAGGCATATCGTGCTTGTTGGCTTCACGGATCATCCGCTATCCCTCCCGCCTTCGAGGAAAGTTGTTTGGACGTTTGATGTGTTGCTACTGACGGTTGCAGACTGCGGCGGCTTGCCAAAATCAAAATAGGTGGCTGCAATCACTGGGACACGGTTCATGCTAGTGTCTGCTGCATAAATAAAATTCCACGCCTTGGGAGTCGTTTTAATGCCTTGGATTCGGTTCTCTAGTATGGTTCTAAAGCTGGCGCAGGTAATGCCTACAGTGGCAATTCTTGTTCTTAGCTGATCGTTAAAATCTTCAGTAATAGAACAGTTGCTGACAATGCCGGTATATCGTGTAAACCATTGCTGGCTTGGCGTCATAATAATTTGATTATTGCTATCTAAAAATCCACGATAAACAAATATTTCACTGCCTTTAATATTGGCTGCAAGTACTAGCGCAACATTAGTACCGTCTACACCAGTAAGAGAAATTGCTAAGTCTGCGCTGTTGGCTTTGATATTTCTGTCAATTGCGCTAATACTTAACAAGCTGCCCAGGTTGCTAAACGTCATGCCGCTTACAGTAATGGGCGCTGCGGCATTACAAAAATAATAAGTTTGCGTGCTGGTAACTAGCCGAATAAATTCGGCTTGGATAATGGATGGGCTGCTCAATGCAGCCATTGTGGTAGTCATCCGACAATGTCCTCAATAAACACAAAGTCACCGTCCCACTGGACAAATGCGCCCGAGGTCATCGGGTTAAGTGTGTAGGTAGGACATTGTGCCGCCAGCAGATAAAACGTGCAGGCCGAGCCAACTGCGGTTAGGGTGCCTGTCGTGGGCGTGCCAATTACAGGGCGGTGCAAGGTGACGCTGACTGTAGAGCCGCCGCCTCGCAAAACCTCGGCGGTAACTTTGTACGGGTACACGCCAATTTGAAGAAAATCACCCGCCGCAAACACCACAGTACCTGCTGAAACGCTTGGCAGGTTGCCAACTGTGATTGTGGTGGCGTTGGCTGCTGGCACTGCTGCAAGCGTTAGGGCTGCTGCCTGCCCACTTGTTAAGCCGCCTTTATATTCGTCAAACCAACTCAACAAGCTGCTGGCAAAAGTGATTGTCTCGGGCAATTGCCGATCTTTGTTGTCAATCACTTGAATGATGCCACGCACTTGCGGATAGTACAGATACGAATGTGGCCTGACGGTAAATGACCACGGCACAGACGTTAAGTATTCAGCAACCCGCACCTGGCCTGATCTGCTGACTTGCTGGCCGACAGTGCGCCGGTTCTGGACGCTAATGCTTTGGCTGATTTCAAAGATGGTTTGGAAACTCATGTTCTTCCCCTGCCGAGCGATAAGTTTTTGGCTCCGTAGGCGTTTGCTGCCCAGACTGCTTTGCTGCTGCCCAGGATGCGATCTTCAAATGACTTGGTATCAATTGCTTGAATATTATAGTTTGTGATGTTGTTGGTAGAGCCGCCCATCATTGCCATTGAGTGGTTGGGCACGATTGCGCCTGCGCTGCGAGGTACAAACAATTCTGGCCCACGTTCGCCAACCATGTATGCGCCGCCGCTGTCTACCGGGCCACCTTCTGCTCTGTACTCTAATTTTCGAAAGTTTTGTTGCGCTGTATTGCCTCCTGTTACTGTTGACACATATGCTTTTCCCAACATGGAAAACAAATTAGTTGCAGATGCTCGCAGTTGTATTGCCAACATATCTTTAATGACTGATTTTGCGAAATCTCCAAAATTTAATTTGCCTGTGGTTACAAATTCGTCTAAGGCTTTAGTCATGCTGCCCATCATTGAGTCAAATGCTTTGCCGCCAGCTTCAAAACTGGTTTCCATGTCTTTGCCAAACGTGTCCATGCGGAATAGAAAACCTTCCATCATGCCGCCTGATTTTTGATCTTTTAATATTTGCAAACGTTCCTTGGCTAGTGCAATTGTTATTGCTAGGTTTCTGTTTTCTAAATCATTGGCTATTTCTTTTGCGTCCTCAGTTAATTGAGTATTTTTGTAAATACTTAATACTACTTCGTCATGCTTGTATTTGATCTGTAGCAATTCTTTTTCTAAGTCCACGTCTTCTTTTTTCATGTACCTAGATTTTTGATCTATTAGAAATAATTCTTGAGCCATTTCCAAATTAACCAATTGCGCTCTGGATTGATCTGCAATATCTTCTATGGCTTTTAGTCGTTGCCCTCTTCTAATTTCTTCTTTATTAAATATTTCGTTTATTTCATTTGTTTGATCTAAGTTGCGTTGCGCTTCTTCTTCTCTATATTTATCAGCACGCGCTTTTTTATTTGCATAATATTCGGCATCAATTGCCCCTAATTTGTACGTTAACTGCAAAGCATTTGCACCTACAAATTGATTTTCTTCAAGTATATTTTTTTGCTTATTTTCTAAAATTGCTTGCGCTGTTTTGCCTTTGTATTCTTTTTCTATTTTGGATTCTTCGCTAAGAAATGCAAATTGTAATTTACCCTCATCATCGTTATATTTTACAATTGCAGCAAATTCATTTTCTAATCTGAGTTTGTCTAAATCAAATTCTTTTTTAATTGCTTCTTGTTTGTATTTGTATTTCAATGCCGCTATTTTTTCAAGATAATTTTTATCAATGCTTAACAATTTTTCTTTTAATATGTTGGCATTTATTGATTCAAATTTATTTTCTTCTGTAATGTTTTTTTGTTTTATTTCTAATCTTGCTTCTGCATACGCTTTGTTTTGATCTTGCTTTATTTGATTAGCTTCTGCTTCATAACTTTTAATAAGATTATTTGTAACGGCATATTGATTTGCCAATCTTGCTTTTTCTAATTCAAAATTCTTTGCAAAAACTTCTTTTGGAGTTTTTACTTCACGTTGTACATCATCATCTGGCGTGACAATCCGAGGATCTTGGAAACCCGCCCCCATGCGTTGTGCTTTTGTTTCATTGCCTAATAATTGTTGTTGAAATGCATCTAATTCTTCTCTAGCTTGTTTACGTTTTTTGTTATATTCTTTTACGTCTTGAGCAAATTTGTCAAAGCCTTTTGATAATTTCCCTATCATTAAATATAAGGTTAAAGTTTCTAAACTTTTTATTGCGTGTGCAATATCATCCGAAAAACCTTTAGTTATAAATGCCAAGTCTGACATTCCGTGTGCAATTGTTTTAAAAACTGAACCAAAAACAACACCAAAAGCACTGGTTTCTGATGATGCTAATTTCATGTAATCAGCAACAGCTTTTAATTGAGGCCCAATTGAGGTAAGAATTAACAGGGCAATATCTCTGCCGATGCTCCTAAAAGTGTCAAATGCTTCTGCTGCATCTTTGATTGCCTGCTCCTGTTCTAGTGTTGCTCCAGTGCCTTCTTTAAACCCCCTGGCAAGTTCCACCATGTCCACGCCTTTGGCAGATTTACCAAATGCGTCAGCAGCCCGAGCGTTTCGGGTTAGTGGATCTTCCATGTCTGCTATTGCTTGAGTTGTTTTTTGCAACAACTGCTGCGTAGACATACTGCCAATGTCTTGAAGTGATATGCCTAGATCGCTAAAAGTTTTTTGTCCTTCAAATGAGCCTTTTGCCGCTTTGTCTACAAAATCGGTAAAGCTGGCAATCATCTTCCCAGCGTTTTCACCTTTGCCTCCAGAATTTTCCAAAGCATTGGTTAATTTGATAATTGAGTCAATTGCAATGTCATTGGCTGCTGCTACATCTGCAATTTCATCAGCATACGCAACTGCTTTAAAAGTCGCCGCAACAAAAGCAGCAGCTAACACTGCCACAGCATTTTTAGCCATGCCAATTGCTGCTGCGCCAAAGTTATCTAATTTTCTAGATGCGGCATCTATACCAGTAACAAATTCGGCGCTGTTTAGGCCAAGGGCTACACCGAGCCGAGCAATGTTAGCCATAATTAAATTTCTCCGAATTAAAGCCTGGTGCCTGCACCATAAACGCTAACAGGCTGTCATTGGCCTGCGCTGCAAGCTGTTCCTGGCTTGCTGGAGGGTAAAGGTAGTCATGCACTGCGCCGAGCGTGCCTGCAAGCCTGTACGGGGCTGCGTGGGGGGGACGGATGTAGTTGAATACGCCGGTTGTCAATACGGCAAGCTGCGCCAGCAGGCCATGATTGCCAATTACCCCGTCAGCGTACATTGTTTGGATTTGCAGCATGGTGATTTGATCTAAGGCAGCAATTGATTCTGGTGTATGCCCGTTGAAGACCATCGCCGCTGCGACTTGTTCTCTCAACGAGCCAATCAGTTTCCCCGGTTCTCCTTATAGCCTGGGCTGATAACTTCATTGATCTTTTCTACTAGGGCCAACTGAACACTCAAGGGCCATTCCAGTTCAATCTCAGCGTAGGTAATGTCGTCCAGTGTGTTAGCTGGGTTTTCTGGCTGGAGCAGGCGAATCATCTCGGTGATGCGTGCCTCCATCATTGCCTTGTTTGTAGCGGCCTCCCGCATTGAGCGCCCAGACACGACAACATCGTTTTCTGTAAAAACCAATTCTTCGTTTTTTAGCGTTTTAAATTCGTCTAGGGATTTTGTCAAGTCAGCGTAAATTTTGTCAATTGCTGCGCTGTCAGGTTTGATGATGCGGCTGTGCATGGCATCGCTTTCGCTCACCAATGGCACTCGCACTCGGAAGGCATGGCCCCCAAGTTCAAACTTTTTGATGCGGAATTCTGCGCCTGTTCCCAGTGCGCTGGATAATCTTGTCATAGATTTGCTTTCTTGTATTTGTCAATCCGTCTTGCCAATATTTGGGCAAGAGTGTTTACTGTACTCTGCGATTCAGATTCTAACGCAACACGCAAATAAGAATGTTTTGGATTACGTGCGGTTCCAAATTCTTGAGCCATTGCCCTAGCATCGCTTTTTATGCCCAGTTTGGCTAATTTTTTCCCTGATGCGGTTGTCACCAGCGAGATAACGGTGTCAGTGTTGGCGATGTATTTCGATCGTTTGTCTTTGCGATTAGGGCGGCGTGCTTCTACTTGCAAACTACGCTTGAGGCCACCAGTATCCTCTGGTGCTTCTGCAATTGCTTTAGCCAATACTGGCTTCATGGCCTCCCGCACTGCCGGGATTAGGATTTTGCTGTTGGCTTTTTTGTCGCCAATTTCGTCAGCTAATTCTCGAAAGACTGCCTGGACACTGCCAACGCCTTCAAGTTTTATGCTGACGCTCATGTCATCCTCGGATAATATCTTTGTACATTAAGTTGTTAAGTTCTACGACAAATTTTACGATCTGTTCTGGCGTCATTGTGTCGGCATGATTGGCGGCTATTTGATGCACAAGTTGGATGCCTGTCATCTTTTGCTGGGTAAACCCAAACCAATCCTTGCGGGATTCGGCTTGAGTTACCAAAAAATTCAGCAGATCATTCGTGTTCTGTATCTTGTCGGACATTTTTTTCCAAGAGTTTGAGGCAGACATACTCCGCTGAATCTGTGTCTGCCTCTGCCAGCGCCTCGGCAATATCCTCGGCGCTGACTACCTGCTGCCGTGCAAGCGCAGCTAGGTCGCCGTAACTGGCAGTCATTTCTGCCAGCACCGCATCTATTGCTGTCATACCGTGTTGCTCCAGCCGTACTGGTTGCCACGGGGCTGGATCGTAAAGTTAACTTTGGCCTCGGCACCAGGTGCGCTGTCAATTGTCCACTGGCTAACCCTGCCGTTGAAAGCGTAATAGATAGTATTAGTGCCATCGGTTGCAGCAATCACGTAGGTGCGATCTATAGTGCCGTTGTAGGCGTCTGCACGCAAAAGCAGCAACACTGTATCGCTTGGATTCCATGCCGCTGTAATGCTCATGCTAGTCGGTGCTGATTGCACCGGGATTTTGTCGGATTGACGGGAGCCAGCAACCATAAAGGATGCTACGGCATCGTCTTGCCCAAATGCCGGGATTGCTTCAACAGGCACCAAGTTGCCGCTGATTGCCAGTGGCGAAATGCTGCCTAAAACGCTCAAATTCGCAGTAGTAATAGGCGTTGGCGTTGCGCTAGGTTGAGCATACATTGTGGCGGTAAAGCCGGGTAACACTTTTGTCGGGAGAGCCATGATAAGTTCCTTTGTTGGGAGGGTAAAAAATTTATTGTCTTATCAGGTTGGTATATCTAGTGTGCAGTCTAAGATTACTTGTCCAAGTTTCTCGTCGTTGTCGTAGGTGTTGTAAAGCCATTGCACATCGGCCTTGCTGATCTGTATGCCGTAGGTTGCACCGCCAAACAATCCAGAGTAGCCGTGGAGCGATTGTAGTATCTGATTGCTGATTGTAAAACCGTCTTCAATGACTTGGGTAAAAATACTGATTTGAAATACTGGCGTATCAATTCCCTTGACGGATTGCACGCTGCCGGTGTAGACGGGCTGATGAATGTTTCGCAGCATCCAAGTTACAAATTTTGGCTCGGTTGCAAAGTTACGGTTAAAGGTAGCATAAACGGGCACAGGCGTGACAATGGTTGTCAATGCCGCTTGGATGGCCCTGGCATAGGTAACAGGGTTTTGCTGTGCCGTCATGTTGCAGTTACCGGATCATTGCGGTACGCCATTATTAACACGCTCATGCGATCATCTGATTCTTGCACATCATTAATGCGCCAATCTTGCGTCCTGTACGTAATTGAAAACAAATGCTGCGAGTTAGCAATTGTCCGCATATTCGGTGTGTAGTTCAAACGAAACCGCACTAGGTTATCGTACAGCCGATATTTTTCTGAGATTTTTAGATTATTGCCTACCGCCGACACTGTTGCTCGGGTGTCAAACCATTTTGTCGTGGTTGTGGTTTGCTCACCAAAAGCCGTTAGGCTGAAGGTTAGATTATTGATTGCAATGTTTTCAAAACGTGCAATCGCCATTACATTACCAATTCTTTGTACGGGCGCAAAAGTGTATCTACGCCAAACGGAATATTTTTGAGCGATGCCTCAGTGCTGTTGCTGCGCTGGTTGTAAAGGTGCGTAAGCAGCAGCAAACCAGCCTGTTTAATGGCAGGATACGTCTGTAGCGGGTTAGCGGCGGTTGTGTAGTTAACAACAATCGGGTTTGCCATGTCGCTGGTGATCGTCGGCAGGCTAGTCAGGATAACCCGGTTGCCGCTGGCATCGTAGTAGTAAGTTGATGCTGTTAGCAGGGTAAGGGTTGGCGGTGCGCTGTTGTTGTAGTAGCCGACTGAGTTAATTGTTATCCCGGCCTGTGTAGGGTACTGATTCTGGCTGACTGCTGGCAAATCTAGCGCCATCGGTGCGGTGATGGTTCCTTGTGCGCCGTACCAAACCCGGTACGTCATCGCAAATATGGACATTCCCAAATAGTCTTCAATCGCAAACCTTGTCGCCAGTTCCAGGCTACTCAAATAGGCGTCTTGGCTTTCATCGTCAAACAGATTTAGCTGCTGGGTTATTTCTTCCAGCGTTAGCCAGGGCGTCACTACATCCCGGTTTAACTGCTCAATTTTTGAGTAATTAAACGGGTTGCGGGTTGCCCCACCTTGTGCGCCAAGGATTTCGCTGGACATTGTTAAACTCCAACCAGACGCACGCCTGCAAACGGATCACGCACAGTGCTTACCATTCGGCGTTCGGCGTACAGTGTGATAAACCCTGGTGCGCTTTGCTCCATCGCTTGCACAGTCATTTCCTCAACATCTGCAATGGTTACAAACCGGGGCCAATTAGCAAGATACATTGTAAATTTGCCAGCCGCAACGGTTTCCATATTTGGGTTTGCAATTACAGGCCAGCCAAAAATATTAGCTACGGCGCCACCATCATCATCACCAGTTTCTGCCAACAATCGGCTAGCGTTACCGCTGCTTGCCGCTTTAAGCTGACGCAAATCGTGAATCGTGTTTGGATGCATCATCCAAGCGCAGCCGGGCAGATTCCAATATTGTGCGGGAAAACTTTTTGCCAGATTGACTAAATCATCGTATACAAGTGCTGCGCCGTTTTGCGATACCGTCAGCAAAGTGTGGATGCCGTCTGTAATTGCAGTGCCAGATGAGCCATAAGCGGCTGCGCTGCTGCTAGTCGTGTAGTAATTAAGCCCTCGCAATCCATTAGTGCTGCCTGTGCTTGTCGTGCTAGAGCCGGTTTGATCGTTATTAAGCACCATGCTTGCACCTTCCAACTGTGCAAATTCAAGCATCATGTCTTCAACCAGAGTTTCATTCAAATAATTGATGTCGCTCATTACCGCCGTACGCACGGGCAAGCTGGCGCTGACTACTCGGGTTGGCAATTGCCAAATGCTGGTGGCAGTGTTAGGTGAGCCAGTGTCAGGGGTGGCAGCGTAAAGCCAAGGGTTTGTCGAGTTTGCAGCGTTACCTGTCTTTGCGACAAACTGCACGCTAGAGCCAGCCGCAGGAATTACCCTAGACAATTCTCGGATTGGATTTGCAAAACGCAGCGCGGCAAAGGCGTTATCAAAGAAAGTGCGCCCACCAATTCCGTTTCCGGAACCAGTGAGGGCTGAGGCTTCGGTTAAATCAATTTTGACTGCATGGCCTTCGTGCAAAGTTTTCTTGATGCCCGACAAAATGCGTTCTGTAATCATTTGATTTTCCCGAATGGTTAAAAAAGGCAGGGAGAGTCCAACCCCTCCCTGCAATGGCAACTTAGGTCGCTGTGCCGGTGGAGCGATAACGAATAATGGCGTTCGGATCACGGATGCTGGTTGCCAACCGTTTTTCGCCGTAGAAAGTTATCGAGCCGGGCAGCGTTTGATCGTAGCGGCGCATCACCATGTCCATACGATCAATGATGGTGTGGCCGGTTTGCCAATCGCCAAAATACATCGGATACATGGATGTGGTGCCTGCGCTGCCGGTGGTTGCTTGGCTTGGGTTGTCGAGATATTTGTTCATCACGACATTAAAGCCCAACAGTTGCCCAATGATGCCGTCTGGATTCAGCGATTCCATGCTGTTAAAAATTGGGCGTCCATTGGTGTCTTGCAGGCCACGGATAGCTTGCGCCAGCACAGGGTTGACCATAAAACAGGCGCTAGTCGTCCAATATTGCTGAGGCAATGCGTAGCAAAGATTAATAACGTCTTTGTACGTTATTGCATTTGCGCCAACAGTATTGACGTTGCTAGTCAATTGATCGTAGGTTGCAATGCTGTGCAGGCCGGTAGCACTGCCCGTGCCGCTGGTGCCGTAAGCCGCTGCGCTGGTAGTGCCGCCGGTATACGTAGCATTTGCGCCAGGATACTGATCTAGGCCACGCAAACCAGATGTGCCGCCGTAAGTATTAGGCGAGTTGGTTTGATCGCTGTTCTGAATCATGGACTGCGCTTCGGCCTGGGCAAACTCCATCAGCATATCGTCAACAATGGTGCCTTCTAGCCCGTCAATGTCGTCCAATGCAGCAGTACGAACAGGGAATTGCACGTTCAAATCTTGCAGCACCAGTTGCCAAATGTTCATGTCCTGGGTTGTAGCGCCGCCGTTGTTTTGCACGGTGTAACCCCAGGTTGCGCCTGCGTTGCCCGTTTTGCTGCGGAATTGGTAGCTAGAGCCATCAGTAACCACGGTGCGGCTCAAGCCACGCATTGGATTAGCCAGGCGCATTGCAGCAAACACAGGATCGTAACCCGTGCGTCCACCAATACCATTGCCGCCGCCAGTTAGCGCACTGGCTTCGTTCATATAGGCTAGATATTGATTTTCATCGGCAAAAATCTTGAGTGCTTTTTCTACACGATTGTTTGCGGAATAAAATGATTTCAGTTGCTCACGAACAGAGCGATTCACATCGGTTCGAATTGTTTTGGCAATCGGACGAATAACGGCAGGCATTTGCAGCGTGCTGATTTTTGCCTCAAGCGCCGAGATTTTCTCAGCCATTTCATTTTTGGCGGTTTCAATTGCAGCAGTAGCTGCGCTGGTAACTTCAGCAATCTTGGCGGCATTAGCGGCTTCGATAGCGTCAAGTTTTTCGATGATGACTTGGGACATGATTATTTCCTTAGACGGTTAGACAAAGTTTGCAGTAATTCCCGCTGCTCAAGGGCTGCGAGTATGGTTGCCTCCGCATCAGAGTCGCTCTGGTTCGGCGCAGTTTCATTAGGTATTTGGACAACATCACGCTGCTCCAGCACCTTTTTGAAAGTCGATGCAGCGGCAACCGCATCACTTTTAGATAGCCCAGCATCACGCAAGGCTTGCTCCAAAATCTTTAAATTAGCAGACCCATCTGGCCTAAAGTATTCCAGCTTGCTGACGCAGGCTTCTGGATTGTTGGGATACATCACCACGGACACTTCCCGCAAGCCACCTTTTGTGATCTGGAAATATGCCTCATCAGATTGATCGGGTTCGCCGTCAGCGTTAACCATTTGATACGTTTCCGCATATGCGCCAACAGATACCCCGCCAAACATAGCAGGCGATTCCCGCATTATGTTGTAAAGGTCGCTGCCCTGAGTGGTGTTGGTAAACAGTCGGCCCATTGCAGTCATGCCGGTGTCGTCAAACTCAAAATGCATCCACTCGCCAACAGGAATTGCGTCTGCGCTGTGATTGACAAACATTGGCAGCGGCCTGCCCATTGCCTCAAATTCTTTGGCCCAATCTGCAAAGCCTTCAGCTTGATAGTTGAACCTGCGCCCGTCTGCGCCTTCTCTCGGCCCCCAGCTTGTAACCCTGGCTTCAATTAGCCCTGGTTTTTTGTCGAGATTTAGTTGCGCTTCGCAGACTATTAACAGATCGTTCATGGATTACCTCGGTTGTTTTGGTTTTATCCATATCGTGTATTGTCTGCGGCTTTTTTTGCTTAAACTTTGCAAGCAACATTGCCAGTTCGTGCGGCGGTTTATTTGCCAATGTTCATTTTCCTACTCTGCCCACCGCCGCCGCCACCAGTATCTTGAGGGCTGCTGCCGGGAATTGTATCACCAGGCTTTCCTGCTTTCAATTCATCCGCGCCGTCGATGTTTTTCATGCCAAGATATTCCCGTGCCTCATTTGCCGTCATTATGCCTGCATTTACACCAGCCACCGAAAAATTCATCTGGTCTACTGGTGAACCGCGCAAAAATGCCCTTGTGTCAAATTCTACACACAAATTAGGATATCCAACAAGCAGGTGTTGTTTTAGCTTTTGCTGGACATTGACGATCAACGGGTACATACTGCTTTTGTAGAATTCATCCAGCATAGTTTGAGTGTTGTTGTATTTCTGATCGGCAATGCCAATCATTGCTGGCGGCACGCCAAACAAACCGCAAATGCGTTTCATAGTTTGCTCTTTTAGCTTGGCGCAGTCAGTATCTTGCAGCGTCAACATATCCAGCGGTTGGTATTTCATGCCCTGATCTAGCAACATTCCCTGCCCTGGCTTGCTTGGATCTGCGTTGCGGCTGCCTGTCATTGATGACCATGCTTCCTTGAGGCGTGCCGCAATTTCCTTGTACTTGCCGTCAGGAATGACGTTCTCGGTGACAAACATTCCGCTAGGCTTGGCCCCGTTTTGCATTACGTAGTTAGCGTACAAGTCAATATCTTGATCTAGGCCAATCAATTCTGCCGCCAAAATGCCCTTATTAAAACCGCCATTTCCCTGCCAGGCAGCGTCCACAAGGTGCATAACTTGATGCGCTGCAAGCGGTTCGTCCCGGTTAAAACCGTATGCCGGGGTACTAAGTCTGTAACTTGGGTATCGAGTTACATTGACGGTTGTACTGATTAACGTGCTATCAAAAACGTACATTTCTAGCGGGGTTTGAGTGCTGCTTTCCTGATCTTTGCGCCACCACAGGATGTAAACCTCGCCCGATAACTCATGCCACATAATGTACTGGTACAGGAATTCGTAGGCACTTTGAAAGTTGTTTGGGTTGCCTAATAGATAAGCCACTTGCTTGGCTTTGGCTTTATCCCTAGCGCTTACCTCTGGGCTTTTTACGGCATCATGATAGCCGCCGTCATCCATATCGCACATAATTCGGACAGGCAGTTGAGCCATTGCCCTGGCTTTGGCTCCAACACAGGCCATAATTGTCGAATTTCGACTCATCATGCTCATGTCCACGGGTCTGCCAGCGTCTGTACTGCTGCCCGTGGTGACGTAGAGAATTTGGCTGTTGGCGCTGTTGTATTTGTTGCTGCTGCCCCACAATACATTATTGCCAAGGGCAGTCTGCCCAAACATTGAATTAGATTCTTTTACAGCTTTTTGCTTGAAAATGTCAAATAAAGCCATGTTTTCACCTCAAAAAGTTCTGAAACCGAATCCAGATTGTACTGGATTATCAAGGTTGCAGTGCATACTAATGATGAGAGATATGATGCCGTCCACCTTGGCAGACTTGTCCGCTTCATTTTTCCTGACTTTGACGTTGCCGTTAACATCTTCGTAGACTTCGCAGTTTCCAAGCTGCCATCCTACAAACGGGTTGCCGTCATGCTTGATACTGTATTGCATCAGCAACTTCTCTACGTGTTTGCTTGGGTTGCTTAAAACTGCCATGCCTTGGCCCACTTTTTTGAGCGGCAGGCCAGCATCATTTAGCCGAGCCACTAGGCTGGCGGCGTTGTAAGCATCAAAGCCAATTTCCTTGACTTCGTACTTTTCGCACTGCTTTAAGATGTACTCGCTGATTTCCCTGTCATCCATGACATTGCCTTGCGTAATGTGCAGGATGCCTGATTTCCGAGCCATTGCAAAAATGTCGCCGTAGTGCTTGGGAATTAAATCGTAGCCGTCAGACGGCAAAAAGAATTTAAACTCTGCTTCGTAGTCATCATCAGAAAACCGCTTGAGCGTGCAGACTGCGTTCAAGTCTCGGGTAGCTGCCAAGTCAAATCCGATAAATACCGCCTCGGGCTGTCTATCGGGCACCAGAGCGCATTTGGCGTCATCCCAGTATGCACGATCAACCCAGGCGCTATTTGCGCTCACGTAGACGTTTAGCGTTTTGCACAGAAATTCGTTTAGGGCAGCAGGCTTGTGCTTTGCCATTTCTGCCCGTTCAGCGATTGCGCTTTCAAAAACCGATATGCCGTGCATCGGGTTTGCTTTGGCCCAGGTCGTCGGATTTCGCCAATCGTCACCGGCGTCTAAACTGTACAGCAGGCCAAACCAATGTGGGTTGTCGGTTGCCTCTCCCGTCAGCATGGATTCCATCAGGGTTAAATCTTCGTGGAATTTGGTTTCTTTGGTAAAACTGGCGGTGGTGATGTAAATCCGCAACGGGTTAAGCCTGGCAACCATGCCGCTGTGCAGTACTTCAATGCTGTTGCGATCAACAATCTGAGCGGCTTCGTCCACAATGGCGCAGGCTGGGTTCATGCCATCGCCTGTCTTTTTGGTGTCCCTAGACAATGCTTTGAATACTGTCTGACTGTCGCCTGCCTTGGTAATCTGATGGCGGCTGACGTTATACAGGGCAGCAATGTTTTGCGGCATGGCCTCAACAAAGCCGGTGGCAGCATGAAACACAATCCCGGCCTGCTCCCTGGTTGTTGCCAGCGTATAAACCTCTGCGCCTGCTTCGCCCCAGATTAGTTCATACAGGGCAATGACTGCTGTCAATGTACTCTTGCCTGCCTTGCGGGGTACAAACACAATCACATCTGTGACCATGCGCTGCGATTTGTTTCGCTTGTTTCGAAATCCGTAGATGGCGCAGATTATGAATAACTGCCACGGTTCCAGCACCAGCAGCTTGCCAGCATCTGGGCCTTTAGTGTGACGCAACTCGCTAGCAAACATTAAAAAATGTTTTACAAAATCAGCATGGAATTCGTATGCCCAGGTTTTATCTTCAATTTGATTTAAAAACCGCTGGCAGGCAAGCGTGACGTTACGGCAAACAGGTATTTCGCCTTTGACAACCCGCACGGCATATAGGATGCCATCTTCAAAGTTCACGGGCCAGCCATCAGTGCAGCAAATTTGCCGCTTTCAACTTTGTTGGTTGCCAGTCTGCCCCTGGGTGTCAAGCCTAATTCGTTCATTATCATAATAGCTCGGCCTAGCGCCCGTTCGCCTGTCGTCAGATATGGGTTTGTTCCAACCGTTGCCCCGGCATTAAATTTAGTCACTGGCCCACCGGCTCTCGCTCCTTTGATGCACTTGACAAAAACGTCAAGTTGGAAAGCCAAAGCGCCCAGCAGGTGCTGATCTTGCGCTGAGCCGATGCCATACGTGTCCCACAAGAAATCTGCGGTGGTGGTAATAAAAACATCCATGTCCCACAAGTCAGGATCGTCCAGCCAAACGGGCTTGGGTATACGTTGGCGTATGGCCTCGGGCAGCGGCCTGCCTTTATGCTCAGCTTTGGTGCCGTGAACAATGTGGAGTTCGGGTGGGAGTCGGTTCATGCCGGGAATCGTATCAGATTTTGATTGAGGCCCCCTCCCTCAACCCATTTTGCGGGTAATTGGG